AGGCATGTGCCAAATTGTTACTTGGTCTATTAGAGATGAAACACATCATGTTGAATCAATGATTAAATTATTTCATACATTAGTAAAAGAAAATCCTGAAGTATGGACAGAAGATTTTAAAGCTGAACTATATCAAACATGCAGAGATATGGTTGACCTTGAAGATAAGTTTATTGACTTAGCTTTTGAAATGGGTGGTATTCGTGGATTAAAACCTGAAGAAGTTAAACAATACATTAGATATATTGCTGATAAAAGATTATTACAATTATCTTTAAAACCAAATTATAAAATTAAAGATAATCCGTTAAGCTGGCTTGACTGGGTAATTAATGGTGTTGAGCATACAAATTTTTTTGAGAATAGAGCTACTGAATATAGTAAGGGTTCTATTACTGGTAATTTGTGGGGTTAGTATATGAAATTTATATTAACTATGTATATTTGTTCTGCTATTGCACAACAATGCAGTCCAGGTATAATAAAGCCTGGCCAATATAATGATTGGAATGATTGTTTACAAAAAGGTTATTTTGAAGCTAAATTAATATTGAATGAATATACAACTGAACAAATTAATGAATATCAAATATTAACTAAATTTGCATGTATAGAACAACCTGGTGAGGACACTTAATTATGGCAGAATATCAAGGAAGAAAAGTTACTTTGAACAAACCTACTCGTGGCGATGTAAAAAAATTTAAAGTTTTTGTTAAAAACGCAAAGGGTAATGTTGTAAAAGTTAATTTTGGCCATGGCGGCACATCAGCTAAAGCGCTTGGTGAAAAAACTATGAGAATAAGAAAAAGCAATCCAAAGGCAAGGGCAAGTTTTAGAGCAAGACATAATTGCGCTAGTCCTGGTCCTAAAACAAAAGCAAGATATTGGTCTTGCAAGAAATGGTAAATAAAATGGCTTATAAAAAAAGTAGTGCTAAGAAAAGTGCAGGTAAGGCTAAACTTACTGCTAAACAAATGAAGCTTCCAAAAGCTTTAAGAGATAAAATACTTGAAAAGAAAAAAAGGTAAATTATGGCTTATAAAAAGAAAAAAGGCGCTGCAGGTAAAGCTTGCTGGGTAGGTTACAGAAGAGCGGGACCTAAGAAATGCGTTAAAATAAAAAAAAGATAATATAATGATTAAAAACTTTAAAGACATTGTAGTATTATTAATTACAAGTGGTGTTTTAATTTTATTAGGAATTATTATTGTTGGAGACTATTATGTTGCTTTACAAGAAAATAGACCAGTAGATGAAAGCATAATAACACTTATGAAAATGTCAGTTACGGGATTGATTGGTGTTATAGGCGGATATATTGGTGGGAGTAAAATATGAATAAATCAAAATGTTGTTGCCAAGTAAGAGCACAAAGAAAAAGAAAAATAACAATAAGAAGAAAAAGAAGAAGATAATAAAATAGGATTATAAATATGATAATAAATAATAAACAAGAAGAAAATAAATCAATAGTAATTAATGATAAGAAATATTATGAAAAAGATTTAAACGAAAATATGAGAAATAGTTTAATTGCTTTATCAACACAAAGAACTAACAAAGCAAGATTACAAATTGATGTAAATAATGCTGAGATTTTAATTGTGCATCATGCTAAAGTAGTTGATGATGAACTTTCTAAAATTAAGTCTATTGACTAAAAAGGAAATAAATGAGTATAAACGATGATATATTATCTAGAGAGCTGAAACACCGTGCTCTTTTAAGTCTTTACGAAAAGAAACTAGATAATGATTTAACAAAAGTCATGTCATCCCATAAAAAACGATTAGTAAACTCTGCTTTAAAAAATGGTAATAAAAGTGTAAATGCTTTAAACCGTGCTTTAACTATAGAGACTAGAAAAACTTATCGTAAGATATACAGAAATGGAATTATAGAATTAAAAGCTTTAGCTAATACTAGTTCTAAATTTCATAACAATACTTTAAAAGAAAGCTTAGGTAAAGTTTACAGAAGTAAAGTGTATACTGGGTTGAAAGTTAATGATTTAATTATTAATTCAGCAGGAACTTATTCTGAACAAATAGCATCTATTAGTTTATCACAACAAAGACGAATAAAAAATGTTGTTAAAACAGGTATGGCTGCAAATTTAGCCGTTAATAAAATAGCTAAAAATGTAGGTGATTCAATTGATTTACCATCAGCCCAATTAAAAACTTTATCTAGAACTGCTATAACTGAAACATCAAGCGATATATCAAATGCAACATATAAGTTGAATGAAGATGTACTTGATGGTTATCAGTATGTAGCAACTTTAGACTCCAGGACTTCTTTAATTTGTGGAAGACTAGATGGTAAGGTTTTTAGATTAGATGATAAAAGAGGTGTAAGACCTCCTCAACATTTTAACTGTAGATCTACAACTGTTCCTATTGTTAAATCTTATGAAGATATAAGAGATACAAAAAGTCCTAGAATTAGTAAAAGAAGATTACAAAGAATCTCTAAAAGTAAAAGAGCATCTTTTAATGGTCAAGTACCATCTGAAACTAATTTTCCTAAGTTCTTATCAGAACAAGATGATAGTTTTAAATTAGCTGTATTAGGTAATAAACGTAGAGTTGAAATATTTAATACTGGTAAATTAAAGTTTACACAATTTAGTACAAAAACTGGTCAATTAGTATCTATAAGTAGATTAGAAGAATTACTTAATGGTGCTAAAACTAAACCTGCTACAATTACTGCTGCATTACCTAAAGTAGTAGTTAAACCTAAGTCTGATGATGTGGAAATTGGTTATATATTGAATAGAGGGTCTCCTAAATTAAGACAAAGATATGATGATGACTTTAATTCACAACTTAGTGATCAACAAAAGGTCATTGTTAATAAATTTGATAAGCCAAAAGAGATTAAAAATACTGTAAAAGGTGTTTATTATTCTGAAAGTCAAATACTTCAAGCTAAACTAGATTCTAGAGACGGTAGTAAATATTCTAATCAATCTGTTAAGAGTTATGTAATAAGTCATGAGTATGGTCATCATATTGATTATGTATCTAATTATAGTAAATCTTTAGCATGGTCTGAAACTAATATGGCTTTTAAAGAAGCTATAAGATTAGATAAAAAAATATTTTTAGGTACAAGTGAAACTGCAGCATACGAAAAAATACTTAGAAGACTTGCTGAGAAAAAACCTGTTAATGTATATAGTAAATATAACAAGGATAGAGTTATTGGTCAGATTAATGCAACATTTTTAAAAGGTGATGGTTTTGGTGAAGTGTCTGATATTGTAGATGCTTTAGCTTTAGGTTATTTTAGAAAAAATTATAATATGTATGGTCATGAAATCTCTTACTGGAGAAGATCTGGTGCTGTAGAGAAAGAGATATTTGCTAATTTATTTGCAGTTAGACATGATAAAAAAGCTTATGAACTGGTTAAAACTATTATACCAAACACAGTTAAAGAGTTTGAGAAAAGACTTTTAGAACTAGAAAAATTATAAGGTTAAGGAAATGATATTAACAGAAAAAGAAAGACGACAAAAATTATTAGATGTTAAATCTAATGAAGGTTTTTATGATTTGTATAAGGAAGTTTTTAAAGAAGAAGTTCCTGAAACACAAACTAGAAATCCAAATGAAGCAATAGAGAATATAATGAATGCTATTTATAATAATGAAAAATTAATAGCTAAGCCTCTTGCAAAAGATGCCTGGATATAATCTATACAACAGAATTTATATTTGTTTATAAGTATAAGTTCATTAAAAAATATAACAAGGGTCGTGTCCCAAGGAGATAATAATGAGTGAAGAAATAAAAGTACAAGACAACACTAAAGTAGAAGAAACTAAAACAGAACAAGTAGATATTAAATCACTTGTAGATGCTGAAGTTTCTAAAGCTATTAAAAACATTAAAGTTAATTTAGATTCTGCATATACAGAAAGAGATAATGCTCTTGCTGCTGTTGCTGAAGCTAAAAGTGAAAAGCAAAAAGCTGAAATAGAAGCCTTAGAAAAACAAGGTAAACATTCAGAAGTTATGCAAATGAAAATAGCTGAGATGAGTGCTAAACTTGAGACTTATGAACAAAAGAACACAGAATTAAGCAGAGATAACGCTGTGCGTTCTCAACTTAACTCTTTAAACTTTAAATCTGAAAAAGCTGCTAATATGGCTTATTCAGATATTGTAAAAAGTTTAAAGAAAGACGCTTTAGGAAATTGGGTGAATGAAAACGGAACTAGTATTAACGAGACAGTGTCAAGTTATGCTAAGGATGAGGGTAATTCATTTTTATTTTCTGTTAAAGCGAACATGGGGTCTGGAATAACTCCAGCCAAACCAAGTACAGGAACTACTCCTGTGTCATCTATAAAAGATATGTCAACCGATGAAATGCTTAATGCTGTTAGCAAAGGGCAAATTAAGGTTGCCGGAGATTGGTCTCAATAAGACCTATCTTTTATAATAATAACCGCACAGTTATGTGCTTTAAATAATAAAAGGAAAATAAATAAATGACTGTAATAAGTTCAAACTTTAATAACATTGCAAGAGCAATTTCTGCTTACGAACAAGCTGGAAGAGCCGATGCTGCGTTATTAACATCAACTGCTATGGTTGGTTCTGACGCAAGAATCAATGATTCAGGTGAAAATTACACTGGTACATTAAGATGGTTAGATTTTACTGATCCAACTACTTTTAATAAACAGAACGAAACTGCTACTGATGTTGCTATTAATGAAATGGCAGTATCAAATAAATCAGCAGTATATATCAAAAATATTGATCATATCGCTGCACAAGAAATGTCAGTTCA